CATGTAGGACAATTATCTTTATCTGTAAAGAATTTTAGTTCTTTAGTTAATTGTTTATGTTTCTCTGTTAGTGTTGATCTAACATCCCTAAGTTTTTTAAGTTTACTTTCTATTTTAACTTCGTCTTGTATTTGTGTTTTTAATTCTGTGATTTGTTGTTCAAGTGTTTTACTTTCAGTTGATCTTTCCCCAATAGCAGTATTGTTTAAATGAAGTGTTTCATTCTTATCTTCGATTAGTGAATCTTTATCTTCTTTAATATCTTTGATATAGTTTTCTTGTAGTGCTATCTTTTCAACTGCAATATTAAATTGATAGTCTAAATCTTTTGCCTCATCTGTTAAATCTTTTAGTTTAGTTTTTAATAACATATTCATCAATGAGAATATTTTTATATCTAATATCTCTTCGACAACTTCTCTTCTATGCACAGACCTTAATTGCATAAATGGTGTGAAGGCTGCATTACCAAGAATTACAACTTGGGTAAATGAACGATAGTTTAATTTAAGGACTTGTTGTTCTAAAAACTTTTGATAATCTCTAGAGTTTGCTTCTTGATTGATCATTACATCATCACAATAGATTTCAAACTTATTAGGTTTGATACCTCTAAGGATACGCCACTCTTTAGTACCTATCTTAAATTCTATCTCAACAATAGTATCTGTACCATTAACTGTATTAACTAACTGTGATTTAGAAATAACTCTAAATGGTTTACCAAACAATGCAAAACATAACGCATCAAGAATAGTAGATTTACCACTACCATTCTCACCAATAATCAATGTTGATTTTTGTCTATCTAATATTATATTGGTAAAGTTATTACCAGTGCTTAGAAAGTTTTTCCATTTTATACTTTTAAAGTGTATCATAATTTTTAATTATAAACCATGCTAGTAGTGTCAATATTACAAATGTTTTAGTTTTAATTTTTAGTTTTGCAAGATTCATACCTATCTGAAATCCTATAAAAACTAACATGTAAAGAAACAGTAAATAAGAAGCCATCATAGAGATCATATTAAAAACTTATTGTGTTTTGGTAAAACATATTCAAAGTTTTGTGTTTCCTCATTTATGTGGACTTGTTTAGCACCATTCTTAATATGAAAGTGTGTTGCCATTGGTGTAAGTGGTGATAGTGTGACTAATCTTTCTAGATTATTTTTCTTTGCCCAATCACTTAATTTTTTTACTATCTCTTTACCTGCACCTCTTTTTCTAGACCATACTGTATATGCAACTCCAACTTTACCGTCTTTAACTCTAGACATGTAATCCATTTCTCTAACAGTAAAAGGAACCTCTGGGCAAAATGCAACACAGATAATTGCTTCAATCTCATCATTGTATTTTAACCCAAAGATTTTTCTACCATGTGTAATTCTAAAACCTAAAGTTAACTCAGGTCTTACTGGGTCTTCATCTACATCAATGTTATCTAATTCAACTAACTCAGTTCCTTTAACCCATCTAAAAAAATCATCTACTTTGTTTTTGTACATTTTCATATTTGATTACCCCAACTATCCCAACCTGTTCTTTCTCTTCTTGCAAAAAGTTCGACATATGGTCCGTCTAGTAATTGTTCAATTCTATCATATATCACATCAGGCTTTCTACTATGTTCTTGTCTTTTATCAATTACTAATTGTCTAACTGATTTTGAAATTCTTTTTGGTTTACCTTTCGTTGCAAGTAAACACATTTCGGGGTTTGCTCTTGTCCAATAACCTAATCCTGTAAACATACCTAAATCATTTTTATTTTGTTTCGCCCAAGTAAATCCTACCGTCTTATACTTGAAACCCCATGCTTTAATAACTTCCAAAGCTTCTGGCAACATTGGGTCAACTGCCCACATAAGTAAAGTACAATTGTCGTCAGACAAATCGCCAACAGGTAGATTACAAATATCAGAAATAGACATGCAATTATAATGCTGTGTAGCATTACGTCCCTCACCTTTCTTAGAGTATGAACGAAAGTGCCACGGTGGGTCTGCATAAATTACCTTGTACTTAGAGTTCCAAGTCTTGAGCTTCATTATATAATCCTCGCATGATAGATTTTAATCTATCTTTATTCAAATCAATATCTAACTCATCGATATATTTTTCTAGTAGTTGTGTTGTATCTTCAGCATGTTTAACAATATCATCTGATACATTCTCAGCACTTGCGTCTGAAAAGTCTTCTACAATTTTAACTTCATGTGCATCTGCTTTTAATAGTCTATCCATAAACATATCAAACTTATATAAATCTTTTTTATTTACTACAATTACTTTCACATACTTTTTAGAATATTTTTTTACATCATGTTTATCATAGTCTTCTTGCGTATCATCGTAATAAATTTTTTCGTGTATTGTGTAAGGGTTTACAATTCTTTCTAATTCTAATGTTTCTGTATCAAAGATATGAAAACCTTTTTTATCTTTCCAATCATTCCAATAAATCTCATATGGATTACCTAGATAATAAATTTGTCCGTCATCTGACTTATGGTGAAAGTGACCAGAGAATACTGTATCAAACTTTCTAAAAATTTCTTTTTCATAACCTGTATCACTGACTTGTCCTTTGTGCATTTGGAAACCTTTAATTTCTAAATGACCCATACATATCTTTGCTTTAGTTTCTTCAATCATACCCATAGAGTAAACATAGTTTTGTGGATTAATCCAAGGCAAGAATAAAATATCTAATCCACCTATATTAACATCTGTTGCATCTGAATATAAATGAATGTTTTTACTTTGATTTCCAATTAGTTCATCTAAAGAGTTTACATCATTTGTATTTTTATAATAGATGTCATGATTACCAACTAAACAATGAAAATCAATTTTCAAATGTTTTAAAGGTAATATAAATCTTTCTCTAAAATCTTTTGCAGTTTTAAATGAAACATACTTACGCCTATCCATTAGGTCGCCTAAATGTAAAACTGTCTTAATATTATTTTGTTGTAGATAAGGGAAAAATACACCTTCATAAAACTCATAGAAATAATCATTAAAATTTTCGTTATCATTTCTAGCGCCAAAGTGTGTATCAGTTATAATCGCTACTTTCATTCTTTATCATCTTTCATAAACTTATCTAATCCTTGAGGATAATCTTCTTTATGTTTTACTTTTGTTTTGTAAACAGGTGTATCTGGTAGCATTATCATAGGGTCAAATCCCTGTATATTATAAGAGTTTGTATCGCCAGGAAGTGTATCATATGTTCTATACTCTTCCTTTTCAATAATTCTGTGTTTGATATGAGTTTGTTTCTTTTCTTTTTGTATTCTTCTAATAAACGCATAGTAAATTATTTGTGTAAAATAAGCAAAAGGATTATTAGATTTCTCTGGGTTGAAGTTATAAAGATATTGTAAACAGTTTTCAATACCATCTGATACCATTTCATCTTTGTAAGTATAGTTTACAAAGTTTGGTTTGTATGATAAACCATTTGCTATTTTTAAAAAACATTCACCAATGTAGTGTGAGACAGGAGGTCTTGGTTCACCCATTTCTTCATTCTCTTTACAAAGTTCTTTAAAGTCTTTCATCGCTTCAAATAACTTTTTATTATCTACATAATGTTCTTTTCGACTTTTTGTTTTTGCCATGAGCTATTTGTATCACCTATTAATGATTTTGTCAAGGGTTAATTGTAGATTCGTTTTTTTATTTTGTTCCACTCTGCATCATCCATTTCATCCATGTAGTCATCAAACTCGTCATGCTGAGTTTGTATTGGTGCAGGTTTTCTTCTTTCTTTTACTTTCCATTCTTTAGTAGAAACTTTATCTCTGTTTCTTGTAAAGACATCATATTGTTTCTTATAGAATGTTTTTAAACCTGGTGATGCTGGAACAATCGTCACAATAGACGACTTCGCAACTCTAACGCTAGTGTCCTCTGAATATGGATGTAGCCAAGAGGATAGCGACAAAGTGTCTATGACACCTTCTTCGGTGACCATAGGTCTAGTGTCCATTTTAAACGGATTGATAAGGGTTGTGAAATCACCCTTAGTGTTTTTAGAAATGTTAGCAACAATATCGTCACCGTTGCTTAGTTTTATATAGTACATATAATACCCTTTTTAATGGAAGAATAAGACACGCTAAGTTGGTGTAAATGATTTATCATAGATTGACCTTATCTATCCTATAATCAAACTCTTCTTCATTGTATATATTTATTCGTTCTTCGAAATGATGTAATGTAAAATTCTTTTTATTTTTATATGTTAAGTCATCTGATATATCATATAAGGTCACATCATTTTTTGTTTCACTCTTTCTTAATCCTCTACCAATAGATTGTAATACTCTAATTCGTGATTTGCTTGGTGATGCAAATATCACATTATTAATATTCTTAATATTGATACCAGTAGAAAATGTTCCATAAGAAGCGATAATTAAACTCTTATTTGAGTTCTCTGTTAGTCTTCTTACTTCTTCTCTTTTCTGTGCGTCAACACCACCATATACAAAATGTAAATCTCTATCTAGTTTTTCACATAGTTTGTATAATACTCTACCATGTTTTTCAACCATTTGATATAGTAGTAGTGTATTACCTTTTAAATTAGCACATAGATTATATAAAAATTTATTTCTTCTATCATTTGAAATTAAGTATTGAATTTCATCAATATAATTACAATCCTTAATAGACTTTGCTTCTTCTTCTTTATGTTTTAATAATAAACATACAACATTTAATTTAGCAAGAGTATCACTATCCATTAACTTTTTTGTTGTAATTACTTTTTCTGCTTTACCAAATAATCCCTCTAATACTAATCTATGCGTTTGTGTTCCGTCAAGTGTTCCTGTAAATCCAAAACGATATGGACAATCTGTAAGTTTCTCCATAATGTTTGTTAATGATTTTGCTTTAAACAAATGTGCTTCATCCCCAAACACTACACCATAGTCTTTGAAAAATTTCTTTGGAAGTTTATATAAAGATTGCCATGTAGATATAACAACAGGTTTGTGTGTTTCTTTATCATGACCTGAATAGATTTTATGTATTTGTTTTGTACTCCAACCATAGTCAACAAAATCAGAAGCCATTTGTTCTACTAGTGAAGTTGTTGGAACAATGATTAAAATTCTTTTGTCCATAAGTCTATAAAATCTACTAAGTACATAAATCATATATGACTTACCAGATGCAGTTGGCGATACAAACAATCCACGTTGTTTTGCCAATGCATCCATAATACATTGTAATTGATAATCTCTATATTCAAATGGAATTTTTAATGAGTTAATAAATCCTATTACGTTTTCCTCTGTGACTTTAGTATTAGTTTTTACATTATCGTCAAGAGTATATTCGATTTGATTGTTATTTAAAAACTCTTCGATGTATGGAAGTAATCCTACATAGATTGTATTGTTTCGTAATGAGAATAATCTGATCTTGCCGTCCCACATTCTGTTTCGAACAGTTGGCATAAACTTTGCACCAGGCACTTCAAAGGTAAAATAAGTTGATAACTCTCTTAACACCGATGGCTCTGAATAAACGTATAGATGAACATCATCTATTTTTTTAATCCAAGTAGTCATCAGCCCATTAATCCAGCTTCAAACTTTTGTGCCTCCAAACAGTTTTTAATATCCCAGCCTCTAGAATTAATTGCTTTTAAAACGCCATCGATATACTTGACAGTTTCCTCTAAGTAAACTACCTTATTTTCTGAGTCAATGATTTCTTGATCTGATTCTATATAAACTGATAAATCTGTTTTGAGTACTTTTAAGTCAAATGGTTTTGTTGCATATATTTTGGCATCTGCTTTTCCACCATAGTATTCCCACTTTTCTCTGTATAATCTTTTATAATCACCTTTAGACTTTGCAAGTAAGAAAGCAAAGTTAGTTTTGTAATCTAGGAATTTTGCGTATAGTTCTTGTCCTCGTAAACTCTCTGTATCAAGACGCTCTTTGTTTACGGGTAATTCTTTATTTACTATTTTTTTTAATTCGTCTAATGTCATAATATAATTTATACACCAATTTGGTGTGTAATGTCAAGGGTTTTATTTACCCGAGACCCATTTCCATTCTTCGTCTGTGTAAGGTATCATTGTATCTCTGTTGTGTTTAATTTGTGATTTTGTCTATCGTGTAGTATTTATATTGAAAGTCTGCTGTCGCTCTTAGATATTGTACGTCTGTTTGTTCCTGTGAAAATTCTAATGATGATAATGAAACAGGATATAAGTCTTCAAACTTAACCTCTGCAATAGGATTGTTTTTATTTGTAAGTAAAGTTAGTGTTGCATCTGAGAACATTGCATTAGCAGGTGTTGATTTACCTGGCACAGAATCATTTTGTACACCTAATTTGTTTTGTGGAGTCACTGATTGATTTGCTTTAAAACTAGTAAACTGTTCTCTTGATTGTGGGAACCCAATTGCATTTAACCATTTCTGTATTTCAATATAGTTTGTAAACTCTTCGTTTACTAGAAATCCAATAGATAAGTTTTCGAATGTTAACTCATCACCCATAACAGGAATTTGTTTTAAGGGTGTAGGGATAACTGCTTCACCAAGATTAACCCCTGGCAAATTGCAGTTAGTAATAAAGAATTGTACTTCTGGCAGTTGATTAATCTTTAATACAAACTGCGTTGGTGATGCATAATCGATACTGTCTGGTTGTCTTCTTACACTCATATTACTATTTATCCGTTTCTTTTTCTAGTTCTTCCCAATCTTTATCTTCAGATTGTTGTTTAAGTTTCTTCTCGTTATCTGTTAAAACAACTTCTTTATCTGCTGCTTCATCCATTCTCTTTTCTATATTTTCTAAAGGGGTAGGTCTTTGTAAGTAATTAAGTCCATATGCAAGTAGTGATATGAAGGCTCCTAAAACTAATATGCCTAATAATTCTTTGTATGGTGATTTCATAATCTTATTTAGTAAGTAAAAAAAAGGGCGCCGAAGCGCCCTTTCTCGATTTTTTGTATCAACAAGGATTACATTAAGTTCGTAACTTTAACTCTTCTGTAATATTTGTTTGTGTTAGCAGAGATAGTGATTGCACCATTCGCTGCAGCTGCTACTGTTCCTGTGTGGAACGGGTTCGCTGCGATACCGTATCTAGTTTTGAAACCGATTTTCGGTTGGAATGAGTTTTCACCAACTGCTCTAACCATTTGTAGAGGTACATATGGGCAGTAGAACATACCAGCATCGTATGGTGAAGTTCCTTTGTATCCTACCACATAGTATTGTGATGCAGAAATATTAGCTGCATATGGGTCCACATATACTTTGTATCTACCGTTAAGTACACCAGCGAAAGTTGTGCTTGTGTCATCAACGTTTAGGTTGTTGTTAAGAGCAGGCGTGTAATCTAATACACCAGCCATTTGTAATGCAGACGCAACATCAGCTGAAGTGATAATCATATTACCTTTTCCTCTTCTGATTTGTTGTCCGATTGCGTTAGCGTCTCTTTCTATTGCAAACAATAGTCCTTTGAATTTCTCAACTGACCATCTTCCGTTTGAGTCTGTATCTAAATCAAAGATACCTGCAGTAGTTGTATTTACTTGTGAGCCTTTTACAGCAGAGTTGTAAATATTTCTTACTACTTCTCTGTTGATCTCAGTTAAGATTTCAGCAGATAGTATGTTTGCTAGTTCAGTCTCAGCGTCTAAACCATGGATTGCTTTTAAGTCTTGAGCAAGTTCCATTGTGTATTCAGCTTTTAACGCTCTTGAT